GCTTGCGGGGTTGTCTGGAGAAACACCACTTGGTCGCATAGTGCAAATCCGAGCAGAGGAAGATCCACAAATGCTCGAACACTTCTCACCAGGACAACACAGAATACGAAATGAGTGGAGAAGCAGGCTTGCTCAATCAAAGACGGATGACGAACTAATGGCAGTTCTTGAAACTATAAAGAGCGCGTTTGTGGAGATGGCAAAGTAAAAAGCGAAGGGAGAGCAGATTAATGCATAAGGTCGGAGATATAGCGTTAGGTTTGAAACTTGACAAAAAAGGATTTGAACGCGATTTGTCGTCAGTGACGGGTCTTGCCAAGAAAGCGGGAACTTTGATTGCGAGTGCTTTTGCTGTCAAAAAGTTGATTGATTTTAACAAGAAAGCAATACAGCTTGGATCAGATTTAGCGGAAGTACAAAATGTAGTTGATGTTGCATTTCCCGCGATGTCAAAACAAATAGATGACTTCGCGCAGAAGGCTGCAACATCGTATGGCTTGTCGGAAACAATGGCAAAGAAGTACATCGGTACATTTGGAGCGATGAGCAAGGCATTCGGATTTGGGCAAAAGGAAGCATACGAGATGTCAACTGCTTTAACGGGTCTTGCAGGCGATGTGGCATCGTTCTACAACATAAGTCAGGACGAAGCATTCACAAAGCTCAAATCCGTGTTCACTGGTGAAACAGAAACACTAAAGGAACTTGGTGTAGTGATGACCCAAAGTGCTCTAGATCAATACGCAATGGCCAACGGATTTGGCAAGACTACTGCAGCTATGACAGAGCAAGAGAAGGTGGCATTGCGATACAGATTTGTAATGGATCAGTTGTCGCTTGCTTCAGGAGACTTTGCTCGAACATCAGATGGATGGGCGAACCAGGTGAGAATATTAAAGCTGCAAATGGAATCCTTCATGGCAAGCGTAGGTCAAGGCCTTATAAATATCTTCTCTCCAATTTTGAGGTGGATTAATGTATTGTTGAGCAAACTAATGACGCTCGGAAACGCATTTAAGGCATTTACAGAACTTATTACGAAGAAAAAATCAACAAAGGGCTCAGGAATAGGGCAAGTAGCAAAAGACGCGGACAGCGCAAGCAGTGGACTTGAGAGCGCAGCAGGTGGAGCAGATAGCCTTGGCAAAGCAGCAGATGGAGCAGGATCCTCAATAAAGAATGCGGCCAAAGAAATGAAAGCACTCATGGGATTTGATAAAATCAATAAGCTAGACGACCTTGCAGATAGTTCAGGTGGTGGCGGTGGATCGGGTGGTTCAGGAGGCAGTGGTGGAGGAGGCAGAACAAATCCACAAGGTGCAGATGTCGACATGGGAAAACTTGCCGAGGGCGACGGATTGTCAGAATATAGCAAGGGACTGCAGAGGGTCCTTGACTATCTGAACAGAATAAAAGATGCGTTTGCAGACGGATTTGAAGTGGGATTGAATGGGAATAGCCTCGCAAAGACTTATGCAAATATAGAGAATATCAAACAAGCAATTATAGACATTTTTACGAGCAAAGAGGTTATTAGTGCAGCAGATACATTTGCAAGACACACGGCATTCAGTCTAGGAAGGATTGTTGGTTCGGCTGCATCGATAGGCATTTCAATCGCAGAAAATATAACAGGCGCTGTAGCTCGCTATTTTGAGGGAAACTCAGATTTTATAAAAGAAAGCATAGCGGGATGGTTCAGAGGTGCAACAAAGCTAGTTGATGTTGCAGGTGACGCGGCCGAGTTGATGGCAACGGTAGCGGAAGCATTAAAGTCGGAAGGTGCTGTAAAGCTGACATCGGCCATCGTGGAAATATTTACAAATAGCTGGCTTGCATCCAAAGAAATAATGACAAAGATTGGTTCTGACATCGCATCAGCGGTTATTGAGCCTTTCGCAAAGAATAAGGAAAGGTTCAAAAAAATCTTTGAGGATATTTTTGGTGCGCTTGGTAATGCAGCAGATAGCATTGCAAAGTCAATGACTAATCTATGGGATACTATAAGAAAAGTATACGACGAGAAGATTGGACCTATGTGGCAATCAATCGAAAGTGGACTCACAAAGTTAGTGAGCAAAGTGTCGGATGTATGGGATAAGTATATAGGACCTGTAGTTTCAAAAATCGGAAGTGGCTTTGCTGAGATGTGGACAAACTATGTTTCGCCAGCACTGCAGAGTTTTGCACATTTAATTGGTGATGTGGCAGAATTAATAAAGGTATTTTGGGAGACAACATTGCAACCCGTCTTATCATGGCTTATTGAGGTCTTTGGGCCAATTGTTGCAGCCCTCGTTGACACATGGTGGGGTCACTTAAAGAGTTTCTTTTCGGCAGCCGCACAGACGTTCAAGGGTGCAATTGACATACTAAGAGGCGTCATCGAATTTTTAACGGGAGTTTTCTCGGGTGACTGGCAGAAATGCTTTGATGGAATAAAGCAAATGTTGGAGGGTTTCAAAGAATTCATCTTAGGTCTTTTCATGAAGATTTGGGCAGAAATTAAGGTCATATTCACACCCGTGATTTTATTCTTTAAGACCATATTTGATGCAGCAAGAGATCATATCAATGCAGCATTTGAAACGATTGGGACCTGGTTTAGTGATAAATGGACAGCAATTAAGAATGTATTTGCAATTGTACCTGAATGGTTCAAAAACATATTTAACACTGCATACGAAGCGGTGAAGAATGCTTTCAGTGGAATTGCGGGATTCTTCAGTGGCATATGGAATACAATCAAATCCACATTTACCCATGTCGGAACAATGGTCGGAAATGCAATCGGTGGAGCAGTAAGATCGGTCATCAATGGTGTACTAGCAACTGTGGAAGGAACAATTAATCGAGGCATAGGATTACTCAATGGAGCGATTAGAGTAATCAACAAACTGCCAGGAGTGAGAATTGGTGGATTTAGCACAGTAAGTTTGCCAAGGCTTGCTCAGGGTGGCTATGTAAAAGCAAACACACCACAACTTGCAATGATTGGTGACAATATGCACTACGGAGAAATTGTAGCGCCTGAAAATAAACTGCTCGAAATGGCAAAGCAGGCGGCCGCACTTTCGCAAGGCGGAGACAATCGTGAAGTGGTACAGCTGCTTAATCAGTTGCTTAAGGCAGTAATGTCGCTGAACCTAACGCTCGACGGACGAAAGGTGACAAAGGAAATCGTGGAAATGATCAACAACATCACAGTCAACACGGGCGAATGTCCGCTTATTGTTTAGGAGGGACAGAATGAACGAGATTACAATAAATGGAATAAGACTTGCATCACCCGTGGAGATAACGGCAGCAGACGAGATCATATGGTCATCAAGCACAGGTCGTAGTGCAAGCGGAATAATGGCAGGGGATATCATTGCAGCAAAACGAAACCTCTCAATCAATTGGGGGGTACTGACTCAAGCAGAATTAAATCAAATAAAGAATGCGTTATCAGGAACTTTTTATCCATGCGTAATCTTAGGAGAGACACTGACGGTGTATCGTGGTACATTGCAATACAACTTGCTTGGTACATTAAGCGATGGCGTGACTTATTACAAGAGCGCGTCAGTGTCTTTGATTCAGCAGTAAGGAGCAATTATGATTAGTACAAGCGCAGCTTATAAAACAGCGATAGACAACACAAGCAGGATGTTTGATTGCGAACTACTCCTTAACGGACAAGCCTACACAAAGAAAGACATAGTTAGTTTCACACTTGAAGAAGGATTGGGTGGCGATAAACAGCTCCCTCTTGGTGGTGGCTATATAGCAGGACTAACAGTAAAAATAAAAAGGATAATCGAAGGACTGCAGGAGATGATGCCGAGCACTTTGGTTATTTCTGTAAGAAAGGACGATGAGAGTTACGAGCCGATTAAATTAGGCTCGTTTTTTGTCGTTGATGTAAAACTCGACAGAAACTCAAACTATACTGAAATAAAACTTGAAAACGAGTTCTGCAGGCTTGGTGGCAACTATGAATCATCATTACAAATGCCAACATCGGCACGAGCAATCTTGCAAGAGATTGTACTAGCAACGGAAATTCACACAGCAGATGGATTGACAATCATTGATGATGTCATGACTGCAATGCCTAAGAAGGTCAGCTACAGAGAAGCAATCATTTATATCGCACAGCTCAATGGTGCTTTTGCAATCTTCAATCGCGAGGGAAAACTTGATTTTATAAAACTAAGACAAAGTGGGAAACACATCACAAAGGACATGTACAAGCCATCGGGATTAGTACGAGGGGAAATTTTATATCGCTTTAGAGGGATTGAAAATAAACTCGAAGAAGAGAAGAAGGTCATTGTTGCAGGCAACATAGATGGGACGGAACTAAAACTTTCAAATCCATGGATGACACAATCAGTACTAGATCGCGTGTACAATCAATGTCGTGACTTAAACTACTATCCGTACACCCTTGAATGGAGAGGCGATCCTGCTTTAGAAGTAGGAGATTGGATCACAGCAGCATGGGGAGCAAACATAGAAATAGACATCCCAATCGTATCGCAGACGCTAACATTTGATGGAGGACTAAGTTCCCACTGCAGTGCAGAGGGTAAAACACAATCGCAGTCATCATATCAATACAAGAGCAAACTGCAACGAAAAATTGAATACATAGAGGAACTCGCCACATCACAAGGGTTGATGTTTATGGATACGGAAACACCAACAAATCCGAAAGATGGCGATATTTGGTTCAAACCTGCAGGGGGGTATGTAGAACTATGGGAGAACCAAGGTGGTCAGTGGATTAAGAAGGCGGACACTGCGGATGTTAAACAAATAGTAAATAGGATTAGCACAGACGAGGTGCTAACCAAAAAGATATCATCTGCAATAGCAAATATAATCGAGCTGAACGCAAAACACATTACTGCAGGCGACATAGACCTACAGAGGATAAGAATCGTCGACGGAGGTAAAGAAGTACTCACAGTAAGAGATGGAAAGCTAGTCATCAATTTTGGAAAGGCACTAACAGACAGTATAGAGCAAGAAGTAAAAAAGACAGTCAAGACGGGCGCAAGAAATCTCTATATAGAAAAGGCAACAACACGAGGAGTTCTTAACGAAGACGGATCGTTGAGTCCATCTGCAGAGGCAAACACAATGGTGAGTGATTTCATCGAGGTAAAAGGCACTACTGCAATACAGCAGTGGATTCCAAAGCCTGGACAAGTGCAACAGTTTAACCATTGGTTAAAAATAGCAGTATATAACAAGAACAAAGAATTTTTAAGATTCGAAAGTTTACAAGATGGAACAGACAATGTTGCGGTGCAGACATCAAACATATTTGAGGCAAAAGAAAACGATGCATATATAAAGACATATAGCACATACATAGAGGGGACAAAGACTAAAGTTGAGCGAGGCACTCTATATACCGATTGGACACCTGCGCCTGAAGATGTGGAAGGGCAAATAATTAGTAATAGAGAGACTATAATCGAACAGATGAATAGTCAGCTAGTGCAATTACAAACCACTGCAGAGGGACTTATAGCAGAGGCTATAAATAGCAGGGTATCAAATACGGATTTTGGAAACTTTAGAGAGGAAGTCCAAAGTAAACTGCAGGTGCAAGCAGACAATCTCACGCTGACATACAATGAGATACAAAAGGGCCTTGATGAAATTGGTGGCTATATGTCAAATCAACAACTATGGCTCAGAACTAGCGTTAGAGGACTAGAAATAGGAAAGGTCAATTCTGAAGTAACAACGCTATATACAAATGACGCACTGAAGTTCATGTATAAGGGGCAGGTAGTAGCTCAATTCACGAATGACTTTCTCGAGGTTCGTAATGTGGCTGTGTCAGGTCAGATGCGATATGGATCACAATGGGCGACTAGGCTAGGGTCTGAAACAAGAAATAAGCAAGGGAAAGTTATAGGAAACACACTAAACGATGTATGGATAGGAGGATAAGATGGCAAGCTATAATTTATCAGTAGGCTTACAACAAGAATCACAAAACATAGCAGGCAACTATTCGAGAGTAACTGCATCGGTTGTACTAACTGCAGCACCAGGCGCTTGGGCGACATGGAACAGTGGGTGCAGTGGTACATTAGTTATAAATGGAGAAACACACCACTTCACATCGTCTTATAATATCAATGGATCGAGCCAGGTACTATATGCAACAACAGTCACAGTTCCACACAACAGCGATGGAACAAAGACAGTGAGTGCATATGCGAGTTTTGATGCAAAACCATCATCGGTCGGTTGGTTGTCAGCTAGTAATGGACTCACATTGTCGACAATTCCCCGAGGAAGCAAAACGGAAAGCATATCGGGGAGCGAATTTGGAGAAACATTCAAAATAAAGTGGACGCCTGCATCGGACACATTCACTCACAGAGTATATTGGCATATTCTAACGGAGAAAGAACATCAATGGGTTTTAGTTGATACGGGTCTTATTAATCAATGTTCATTTAAAGTGCCAATAGAACTATGCTCCAAAATACCAAGCGAAGGACAAACCACTTTGACTGTAAGTTTGGAGACATATGCAGGCGAAACAAAGATATGGGACGAGATTAAAACATACACCATAAAGGTGCCTACTAGTGTTGTGCCGACAATCGAGTCAAAAACTATCACAGAGGGAAATTCTTCACTGCCTGGAGAGTTTTATGGACTATGGGTTCAAAGCATTTCACGGCCGAAGATAAACATCAATGCAAAAGGGATTTATGGCTCAACGATAAAATCCATAAAGACGACTTTTGAAGAGGCAAGCTATGATGGGAATGAAGTTATTTTTAATCCAATCAAATCAGATGGACAAATAAAATCAAAAACGATAGTCACAGACAGCAGGGGAAGGACAACGGAATACATCCACACTTATAATGTCGTACCTTATCACGAGCCACAAATAAAGAGCCTAACGTTTGCATTTTGCGATGTAAATGGACGACCTGATCCATCAGGCACATTTATAAAGATAACCACATCGGGAAATATCTCATCAGTAAAAAACACTAATTTGCGCGTACTTAATGTCAAGTGGCGCAAACAAACATCGCAGAGTTTCTCAAGTAAAAATGTTCAAATCAATTCATACGAATTTGATACAAGTGCAGTCATAAGTGGCTTTGATCCAACACTAACATATGAAATTGCAGCGGAACTATTCGATGCACACGCGAAAAGCACAACATCAATGTTCACGGGGAAAATTGTAATTTCGAGATATCCAGGAGGAGATGGAGTAACATTTTTTGATGAGGCGACTGAAGAGGGACTTAACTGTAGAGGCGTTAGGTATGATCTAAGTGCAGACGAATTGGTGGCAATGCGAAATCTCACGGGCATACAGAGAGGACTAGTTGGACTTGGGAAAATTCTCAGCAAGTTGGGGTTTTGTATACCCATTCAAAAAACGAAAGAGGGACAGTTTGATGTAGTCAGGTATAGCGATGGATCGTGTCAAGCGTCGTGTCAAATAAAACAAATAACGCCAATTGCTATGGTACAGTGGAATTCTTGTTGGTGGAGATGGATTGGGAACTTATCTCTACCCGAAAACCTTTTTAAAACGATTAGCAATGTGCAGGTATCGGGCCATTGCAACGGAGGTGTGTACACATGTGGGTCATCAACAAATACAAAAGTATTGCAAGTTGTATTGTTGATGCCGACACCCGCATGGGCCGCGAATCAAGTACCTGCAGAGCTGCCATTCATAAAAATAGACGGGAGGTATAAATAAAATGAAAGCACTCAACATTAACAAGACAGATAGGGAAGAATACAAATTTACAGCGACAAGAGAGGATGGGAAGATTGTATTTGGAACTTTTGAAGAAAGGGATTTGACGAACATCATAAAGACGGTAGAAACGACAAAGAATCTCGAAGAACAAAGACTTGAATCGCTCAATCGATTAATCAATTCATTGCTAAAGCTAGAAAAAAATAAAAAGGCTGTTACATCAATGGTTGAAAGATGGCAAGTATGTTCTTATTATCCACTAGGGCATTATGTAACATATAATGACAAACTTTATTTGTCTAGAAAGGAACACAACTCGACTTATGAGAATATACCAATCAACGATGGAGAATTATGGACAGAAGTAGAACTTGGAAATTCGACCGACTATGATAATTGGTGGAAAAGTGCATCATATTGGGCAGCAGACAAAACATATAAAAAAGGCGACATGGTAATTTATTACAACAAACTATACAAATCGCTTAAAGACAAGAATGTCTCAAATCCAGAGAAGAGTGATTGGGAACTAATCGAGAAGGATAAGTAAAGGAGTAAGGAGTTAGGTATGGAAAGAGCAATTATACTCGCGGTTTTTGCAAGCACGGGGCTTTGGAGCTTTATCAGTATGCTAGTGCAGAGGTACATGGAAAGAAAGAGTGACTACGCTCTAATGATGAGAGGTCTTGGGCATGACAGAATTTGCTATTTAGGAGAATTTTACATCATGCGCGGATACATCACGCGCGATGAATACGAAAACTTAGTCGACTACTTATATATCCCTTACAAAGGACTGAATGGAAATGGGACGGCCGAGAAAATCATTAGCGAAGTTAAAAAGCTCCCACTCAAAGAGAGCAAAATATAAAAATCGTCAAATGGGCAGCGAAATGCTGCATTTTTTATTTCAAGGAGGTAAAAATATGAAAAACAGAGATTGGAAAGATTGGACAATGAAAGCAGGAACACGAGCAGTTAAGACAGTCGCACAGACTGCAATCGCAACAATCGGAACAACAGCACTGCTGACAGATGTCAATTGGACAGTAGTTGTAAGTGCATCCGCACTAGCAGGACTACTATCACTGCTAACAAGCGTTGCAGGATTGCCTGAACTAGACGAAAACAAAGGAGAATAAATCACATGAAAAGATTCGGAATAGACATTAGCACATGGCAGAGTGGATTCCCATATTACAGAGCACAGCAGGAGGGAGTTGAGTTTGCGATTTTGAGAGCAGGGTATTCAACCGCAAAAGACGCAGCATTTGACACACACTATGCGTCACTTAAAGCACTAGGAGTTCCAGTTGGGGCATATTGGTATATGTATGCGACAACACCTGCAGAGGCACTTGCAGAAGCAAGGACATGCTTAAGCGTTATATCAGGAACGCAGCTCGAATATCCTGTGTATCTAGATCTTGAGGATCCATCACTAAAGGGGCTCGGCAGAGAAACCCTCGATTCGCTCGTAAGGACATTTTGTGAAGAAATTGAGAGGAGTGGATACTATGTAGGGGTGTACACGAATATAGATTGGTATAACAACTATATCAGTGGGCATGAACTCAACCAAAAGTATGATTGGTGGATTGCCTCATGGGGTACGCAAGAACCGTCAGGACTCGACTTCGGCATGTGGCAATTTGGTGGTTCAACAAACTTCTTGAGAAGCACGCAGGTGGCAGGAGTCACAACAGATCAGAATTACTGCTACAAGGACTATCCAAACATCATGATAGACCTTGGACTAAATGGATTTAGTCAGGGTGCATCTGCAGTACTACCTACAACAGAACCAGTGGTCACACCACCAACAACATCAAGTGATCTATTTGCAGTTGGAGACAAGGTACAAGTTGTCCAGGCAGTGCAGTATAATGGAGAGCCATTTGTTGCTTACTTCTCAACATACGACGTAATCGAGGTAAATGGCGATCGTATCGTAATTGGCAAAGGTTCGGCAGTAACTGCGGCCGTTAGAGCATCGTCAATTATAAAGGTTGGGGCAGTAAGCATAGGTTCGATCGCAGCGGGCGACAAGGTAAAAGTATTAAATGCGATACAGTACAATGGACAGCCTTTTACTGCGTACTATGACACATACGATGTAATCGAGGTGAGCGGCAATCGTGTTGTTATTGGCAAAGGATCTATTGTGACTGCAGCAGTAAACAAAGCAAATCTCGTTGTGATATAATGGCAAGTAAAGAGGGCGAATGCCCTCTTTTTTTATTGAGAAAAATCAGACAAAAGACTTGCAAAAGTACACATTGTAGTATATACTATATGTATAAGAACAAAGCACGAAGGTTTAAAAGGAGAGATAAAATGAAAAATAACAAGAAGTACGAAGTATGGGCATTGCTAGACATTCACACAACAGGCATGAGAGAATGGTGCTTGCTAGAAACAGACAACCATCTAGCAGCAGTACTCAAGGCTCGCGAAGAAAATTTTAAAAACAACAAAGGTGTGGAGATAAGAACGGCCGATGGAGATGGTAACTATAAGTGCATAGAATTTTAATATAGTAAATAGAAAGTGAAAGGGGAGGGATTCCCCCTTTCGCTCGTTGTTAACTAGGAGGATAAACAATATGGAAAAGGGAAAATATACACACAAAGATTTTAAAACAATGGTAAAACTAGTAGAACTTGAAGGGTATGAATATAGTTATAACAGTAACCTTGGTGAGCACGACTTTAAAGATACAGCAGCAGGGGAAATAGTAAGTATTAAAGATTACGAAGGCAAAGAAGGTGGCAGTGATTGGGATAAAATCTGTGAGGCTATTTCTGAGTGGTTTGGTGAAATAATTCCAGGCATTCACAAAAAATATGAAGTATGGCATTTATCGGATGCAGCAAACAACGGCTTTGCCGAAGAGTGGCTTATACTTGCAACTAATGATCTTAAAAAGGCAACTGAAGAGGCGAGGTATTTAAGAATGCAAATCAAAGGGAAAGAAGGGATTGAACTCAGAACCGATATTTGCGATACAGAAGTCGTATTAGAAGGAATAGGTAGTTATGAATATAGCAATGTAGAGTTTTAGAATTAATCAGGGGTCACCGTTAATGCTACAATGAACAAAAGAGAGAAAAAACTCTCTTTTTCATTTAGAAAAAATATAAGAAACGATTGTTTTTATACATATTGTAAAATATAATAAATAGAAAGGCTATATTAGAGTTTCAGAAACTGAAGAGGTCATTCATGAAAGCAAACAACGACAATAACAAGATGAAAGAGATTCGCAAAATGACAGGGTATACACAAGAGCAATTCGCAAAAGCGTATGAGATTCCATATAGAACAATCAAAAGTTGGGAACTAGGAGACAGAGTACCTCCATCGTATGTTTTAAAACTGCTTGAGTACAAAGTAAGTCACGATTTCAATAAAATATAACAAAGGAATTAGGAGGGTTATTACCCTCTTTTTTTATTTAAAACAGCAGGGTTACACACTGGGTAACACACTATCGGGGGCAAATGGGGGTGTTTGGGACTAAAAAATAAAAAAATAAAGAAATAAATAAAAATAAAAAAAGCCTTGTGAAGTGCTAAAATACAGCATTTTCAAGGCTTTTTCCTATGGTGCGCCATGAGGGGCTCGAACCCCCAACCTACTGATTCGTAGTCAGGCACTCTATCCAATTGAGCTAATGGCGCATGTAAGTAATAATGCTTACCTAAAGTATTATATTAAAAATTGGGGGCTTTGTAAAGTAGAATCTTTAGAAGCTTGGGAAGTAGCGGTGCACCTGACTCTTAATCAGGGGACCCAGGGTTGATAGGGTGAGTTCAAGATAAAAACTATGAGAAAGAAAAATAAAAAGCGACCCAGCAGCCTGCTAGCGATACAGATGCTAAGCTTGCCGAGTCGCCCTAAATATCTTTTAAGGAGAGCTGGTGACGTCACGAGCTCACAATAGCGTAGATATGGCGTACCAGTCTAAATGTTAATTTGTATAGTTGTCGAAGTAGCCCTGAATGTAGACTACTGGAGTTCCCTTGTCTCCTGAGCCTGATGTCAGGTCACAGAGACTTCCGAGAAGGTCTGTTAGCTGTCTTGGGGTTGTACCCTGAGTTGCCATCTGGCCTACGAGGTTGTCTGACTTGGACTTAATAGCTTCTTTGATAGCTTCCTTGAGCTCGTCGCCACGCAAATCCTTGAAATCATTGTCTGCGAGGTACTTGAGCTTTAGCTCGTTTGGCGTTCCCTCAAGTCCGCTTGTGTAGCCAGGTGATACGACTGGGTCAGCGAGTTCCCAAATCTTTCCGACTGGATCCTTGAAAGCTCCGTCTCCGTAAACCATGACCTCGATGGTTTTGCCTGTACGCTTCTTAACCTCAGCTTGGATTGCCTCAACTAGAGGGGAACATTCGCGAGGGAAGAGCTTAATCTGGTCTTCAGTTGACTTGTTTGAACCAAGAAGGCCGTACTTTTCGTTATAGCCTGAGCCGTCTATTGGTGCATTCATGATATCGTCGAGACTGCGTACACATTCAGCACCATTCTTTAGAAGAAGGTTCTTGGTGCGCTTTCTTGTATGGATATCACAGTTGATAACATATTTGGTGTGAGCTAGGATTGCTAGTGGATCGTTTGAGAATATGATTTCACACTTCTTACCACAGTCCTCTACGAGCTCCTTGTAATATGCAACATAGTCGATTCCTGTGAACTCGTGCTTCTGGTATCCGAATAGCTCGCGGTACTTAGCCTCTGAGATAGTCTCTCTCCAAGGGTTGATACCTGCGTTGTCGAGCTGGTCTAGTGTAATTAAGTGGTTTCCAACCTCGTCTGATGGAAGTGAAAGCTGAAGAATTACCTTCTCTACATCTGCGCTTGCAATGGCTCTTAGAACTATAGCAAAGCGGTTTCTGCTTAGGATAGGAAGGATTACTCCAAGTTCCTTACCAGCAAAGTCAGGGTTAAGATCCTTAGCGACCTGGTCTATTGTAACGTAGTTACCCTGTGTACGAGCGACAACGCTCTCAGTGATAGCAACGACGTCCTTTTTGCCAATCTCTATGTTCTCTTGTTCAAAAAATCTATCTAATAAATCGGGGATCATCTGGACAAGATCGTCGCCAGCTTTAAAAATTGGCGCACGCAATCCTCTTACAACCGTTCCCACTACTTTTTCCATATTATTCTCCTTTAGATATAAAACGCTTTGTTAAATTTTTTACTAGCTACTAAAATAATATATCAAAATGGGCAAGTTGTAAAATAGGAAATTTGTATACAGTTAAATTTTGGGAAAATTTTAAGATATAATCCTATAGCTGGCTGCAACAGAATATTGTTTCTCGCGGATTTCTTTGATGGCCTTGCTGTAGTCTCCTTTTTTGAAGTCTTCCTTATATCTCTTTAGGAAATCTTCTGTGATGTTATTGCCATCCTTGTCTTTGATCTCAGAACTTACGGGATTTTGCTCGACTGCTTGTAGCATTTTGGTAAGCTGTTGATTATTTGCATTTAGGGTGCGGAAATAATCGAAACAAACAGTAGCAATTATTACTAGAATTATAAAAGCTGCAATAGCGATATTCTTTTTTGTTACTAAATTATACTTCATAATAGTACCTCTCATTCGCAAAGAAATATCTCAATCTATATGCATAAAGGCGGTAAATATAGCTTTACCTATCTTAACTTCATCGTAATCCTTATTCACAGAAATATCAATCTAATTTTTCAAAATGTGCATTTTCCGTCAAAGATAAGCATCTTTTTTGATTATAATGTGGAGTAAGTGTAAGAAAATTTGTACGATGTTGATTATTATACAAATAAGTAGTATGATGAGTATATACAATTGAATGACCAATATAGGCGTAGACGTGTAAAGTATGCAGAATTAGAGGTGACGAGTATGAATGACAACAAAAGGCATAGCGATAGACGTGTTAAGAAGACCAAGAAAGCGATTCAGGATGCGCTTATGACACTTATGGACAAGAAAAACATTTCCGATATTACTATTATCGAGTTAACGAAGGAAGCGGATGTGAATAGAAAAACCTTCTATAATCACTATTCCGATATCTACCAGGTTATGGATGAAATCGAAAATAACTTAGTAGAAGATCTCAACGGACTATTGGTCGATTGTATAGCAAAGTCTCATGTGGATATGGCAAAGTACGAGGGCAAGAATCAGATGTCAGCAGAGCAGGAGGAACTATCAAAGATTATACTTCCTATCTTTGAGAATCTGATTAATCAGCTTAGGTATAATCCGGAGCTGTTTAAGCTTGTGATGTATTTTGAAGGACATTCGAGACTTACAAAGAAGATTGTAAAGCAAGAGAAGGCGACCCTGATTGCCTATGCAGGGGCTAGCGAAAAGAGCATGCCTTGGATGGATTTGTATCTGACCTTTGTTATGGAGGGAATGCTTGCAACAATCTTTCTCTGGAAAGAACTGGACTACCCGGTTAGCGACGACGATATTGCGCTCTTCTTGAGCAATATAACGGCGAGCGTAGGAACGGTAGGAATGGCGCTAGTCGAGGAGCGCAGCTAAGTTTTGTTGCGAATATTTGACGGATGAGGCTAGGGCAGAACGCGCCAGTGCTAGGTATACTTGAGCTATGCCAAATTTAGGAAGTTTAGACCTAAGTCGTAACATAGCCTGGTTAAGCTTGGCAAGTTTTGATGTAGCAGTCAAGTAATTTATGGTTTTGATGAATTTAATTACAAAACAAAATATATAGATCAAAATAATTAATATTTATTTAACAAAATCTCTTCGTAATGTCGTATAATAGTATTAGTACAATTGATAGAGATTTTGGAGGATGAAATGTACGAAAATTCAACGAAGGCGCTTATGGGCTTCCTAGAAAAGTCTCCTACGCCCTTTCATGTCGTTGCAAATGTACGCGCGATATTGAAAGAGCAGGGCTTTGAGGAACTTAGCGAGGGCAGTTCGTGGAATCTAAAAAATAATGGTAAGTACTTTGTAGTCAGAAACGAGTCATCGGTTCTGGCTTTTAGGCTGCCCAAAAATAATTTTAAGGGATTCCAGATTGCTTCAGCGCACACTGATTCACCATGTTTCAAGATTAAGGGTGATAGACCTGAGCTTGAAGAGGGTGAGCTATATGTCAAGCTTAATGTGGAAGGCTATGGCGGTATGCTAATGGCTCCGTGGTTTGACAGACCGCTTTCGGTTGCTGGTAGAGTTGTTGTGAGTGAGGAATATGACGAGGCAGGAGGCCAGGTTAGACTAAGCACTAAGCTTGTCAATATCGACCGTGATCTCCTTATGATTCCAAATCTTGCAATCCACATGAACCGTAAAGCAAACGACGGAATCGCGTTCAACGTGCAAAATGATATGCTACCGCTTTTTTCTCAAACGGGATCAAAGGGTGAGTTCATGGAGCTAGTAGCGGATTCTGCCGGTGTATGTAAGGATAATATTGTCGGAAGTGATCTGTTTCTGTATAGCAGGACGAAGCCGACTTTCTGGGGAGCGAAGAACGAGTTCTTCTCAGCTCCGCACATCGATGATCTGCAGTGCGTTTACTCTGCTCTGCAGGCGCTCTTAGCAGCGGAGAGCAAGGATTCTGTCCCGATGCTTGTGGCCTTTGATAACGAAGAGGTCGGAAGCGAAACCAAGCAGGGTGCAGGATCAACCTTCCTAAGCGATACTATAAGCAGGATAGGTGAAGCCTTCGGAAAGAGTGTTTCGGAGATTGCAAAGCTTGTGGCTTCGAGCATGATGGTCTCAGCGGACAACGCGCATGCGGTACATCCAAATGCCTCATCAATGGCTGACCCAATAAACAGACCAGAGATGAACAGGGGCATAGTGATAAAGCACAGTGCTAACCAGAAATATACGACGGACGCAGTTTCAGCTGCTATGTTCAAACAGATTTGTAAAAGGGCAGAGGTTCCCTACCAAGAGTTTGCAAATCGCTCAGATATGGCGGGCGGTTCGACACTCGGAAATATATCTAGCGCTCAGGTATCATTAAATACAGTCGATATAGGACTGGCACAGCTTGCGATGCATTCGCCATACGAAACGGCAGGTAGTGAGGATACAGATTATTTGATCAAAGCGCTAAAATGCTTCTATGAGACTAGCGTGGTTTTTGAGGGAGCAGGAAGTTATTCACTAAGTTTTTAACTAAGATACTTAACTCGGATATAGGAGGAAATAAATGGAAACCTACGGACTGGAAACATCCGGCATTATTAATACAAAGGCAATTTATCGCAATATATCACCCACTGAACTCACTGAGCATGCTTTGAGAAGAGGCGAAGGTAAGCTTTCAAATACGGGAGCGCTAGTTGTAAAGACTGGTAAATATACAGGAAGAAGTGCAAATGACAAATTCATCGTCGATACTCCAGCAGTTCACGATGAAATCGCTTGGGGAAAGGTTAATCGCCCAATCGAGGAATCAAAGTTCAATGCACTAAAGGC